ATCTAATGGCCACCGATTTTTCTCAAAAAAAAGGACCTTTTATAGAGAGACAAAGAAAAAAAGAATTAGAAGCTAGAAAAAGAAATCTAGAAAAAAAATTAAAAAGGAATAGAAACAAATAATGGCAATATTTTCAATTCGTAATTTTGCAATCAAACAGCTTATGAAGTCTGGTGATGATGGTATTATGAAAATGCCATCTAACATGAAAGCAGATTTTGCAGAAGCCATGCTCACTAAACAACTTGTAGATGCTGGCATTGATCCAAGATTAATTAAGAATGAACAACAACTAGTAAACGTTCTTGATGGTATTGATGACATGAATAGACAGCTAGCTGAGATGGCTACTAAAGAAAAAACAGGTATTACATCTGCAAAGGTCATGGACATGGAAGGTAAAGAAATACCAAAAGGATCTAAAATCATGGGTGGTAAAGCTACAGAAACAGAAGCAGAGATAGCTGCCAGAATGAATAAAGAAAACAAAGAGGCTGTTGCAAGGATTAAAAATAAAAAATTAATTGATGATGCAATCGATAATGTATCAATAGGTTTTTCTGGTGACAGAAGAACTGATGCAGAACTTGTTGCAGAAGAAATAGCTACAAGACGAGGTTTAAACGTAGATGATCTTAGCACAAGAGAAAGAGCAAAAATTTATGGAGAAGCGTATGAAGCTTTGACTAAAAAGAAATTTGATCCAGATAACATGGCACAAGGTGGTCGTGTTGGTTTAAAAGATGGCATGGACAGAAGAACGTTTATGAAAGTTATGGCTGGTCTTGCATCGATACCTGTCTTAGGTAAATTTTTTAAAGGTGCAAAAGTTGCGAGCAAAGCTGCACCAAAAGTTGCAATGGAAAGTGCAACACGTTCTGAGCCTCCAACATATTTTTTAAAATTAGTAGATAAGATTACAAAACAAGGAAAACCAACTACATCCACTGAAGATATTATGGAAACATATATCTACACAGCTAAGAATGGTGATAGCTATGAATTAGTAAACGATCTTAAAACAGGTGATTTAAGAATTACAAAAGATAAAACTGGTATTGGAAGTTATAATGATAAAACTTTTGACACTATCGAAGATAGAACTATTATGGAATACAAAGCACCTAGACAAGATGTTGATGTAGAAGCAGGTAAAAGCACAAGAGACGGTCCTGAGTATG